TGCGTTGGCGTGCCCATTGTGTCAAACGCTGCATAAGCAGTTTCTATGCTGCCTCGACTACGCCACAATGCTGCCGCATACATGAGCGTTCCTAGCGTGACATCGTGGCCCGGTGACGTGGTAAGGCTGTCAAAATAACCTGACTCTTGCCTACGCCTGTAACAGAAATCGTTGCCAGCGTTGCGCGCCTGTACAGCAAGCGTGTGGTCATCCGATGGGTTTGCGATTGTTACGCCCAAGTATGTAATCAAATCTGCCGTTGTAATCCATGTGCATGACTGCGTGTACACCACAGTGCCGGCGTAAAACGCTACATACTCAACATTGCTACCAGTAGCCGCGTAGATAATCTGGTTAGGCCGTGCTACATCCTCGTTGTAAAGAAACTCGCCAGTGGTGTTGTCAATCCCTGTGTACTCGTACTGAGGCAACGCCAACACAGTAAACGTGCCGTTAAACGGTGCGCCAATAGAGGCAACAGTTATTGATTGCCCAACAACAATGTCAGTTGGCTCTAACGTGCTGATGCACGCGTAGTTGCTAATGAGTTGTTTTGTAGCGGTGTTGTATGTGGCCATAGCGGTCTAAGTCCGCTAAAAACTAAGCGATTGCGATTTCTTTGACCATCGAGCTGTAAGGGATAAAGGTTGCAACGTAACCGTAATAGGAAAACGTGCGACCTAACGTGCCTGGCACTTCTACTGACATTAAGCCACGCACTTGCTCGTAAAACTCAATTGCGTTTGCTTTAGCCACAGTCAATGTGTTTGCTGCAAATCCGCGATCTGCTACAAGGTTTAACCCAAATGGGTTAAATGTGTTTGCCACAGTTACGTTTGCAGTGCCCATGCCGTTTACGCCCATAAGGCCTGCGGCGCCAGTGTATGGAAATACTGGTCGCTTGTCTCCGTCTAATTGACTGCCCAATTTTTGCCAAACGTCGGGTGACACAAAAACTGTGTCAGGCAGAAAGTTTGTTGCACTAAGAATGTCTGTTGCTGCATCGTAAATTGCAGAAATTAAAGATGATGGGTTGTCTGCAGTGACTGTCCATGTTGACCCTGACGCGGAGCCGCCGTTTGTAATTGCGTTACAAGCAACTGCGTCCGATTGCAACATGTATTGCCCGACAAGGTCGGCCAAAATAATGTCAAGTGATGCGGGCGAGGTAAAATCGATGTCTTGTACGGACAAGGTCACGCTGCCACTCAATGTAGTTTTGCTAATTACATTTGAGGCAATTAAAGGGGTTGTTGCACTTACTGAGGAAAGCTCAGTGCTTTGTGACCCTACGCTGACGTGTGTTGTCCATGTTGGGCGTACAAAAGTTTTTTGATTTCCACCGTCTGGCATTGCGCGTGCGCCAATTGCTGTAACAACTGGTCTTTGATACCCAAGGTTAGCCATTACTGGCCCAAGCACCGGAACTGGCAAGAGGCCAGGTGTGTCAGTAGTAATTACATCGCCTGCAGCTGCTTGAAGTGCGCTGCGCTTTGTGTTTGTAAATTCTGCAACTGCTGCTTGCACGTTGCGAAATGACTCTCCGCCAATGTGCATTGCTGCCATGTATTCACCTGCTGTTGGCAGATCAAATTTGCGTTTTGGTTGTGCTGGAATTGGTGCAGTAGGAACGGTTGCCTCGACTGCTGGGATGGTTGCTTCGCTCATGGGTTCTGTCTCCTGTGTAGGTTCTGTTTCTATAGTACTTATTTCTAGCTCGTCTTGTGGGATACTCGCCGCGACTGTGGCAATGTTGGCTAAATCTCCAAATGCGCCAATAGGCACTAACGATAATTCTGTCCAATTAGCAGTTTCAATAATCATTGTGCCGTCTTCGTCATACGAGAATTTTTGAGGATTTACACCAACTGACACTTGATCTATGACTTTTTCTTGCAGCATAATCATGGCATCTTGGCCTTGACTACTGTTGCTAATTTTGGCCGTAAACATCATTCCGTCTGCCGTGTCTACGCGCTCAGTAACAATTCCTACTGGCATTGATGCGTCATGGTACATAAATAGACGCGGTGCTTTACCGTCTACTGGCAGGCTGCCCGGTTGAAAAATTACTGAGGTGCCGTCAGAAACTACCGCAGGAACACCGTAAGGAACGGCCACACCAGTAATTTCACGGCGGCCTGTTTCGCCAGCTACAGCGTCAATTGTCAATTGTGATGCAATAAGTTTGATCATGTTGGTGATACTACTCTTTCCTCATCGTAGGGTTGCGCCATTTCGTTGTGCTCGCTGTAATCGCCCATCAAATAGCCTGCAACGTCAAATTCCACATAAGTGCCGTTAGGTAGCACGTTGTTTTGGCTGAGTGTGCTTGCGATGCAATCGGCGTAGGCGCGCGCGCCAAATGTCCACAGATCGGCACGGCTTTCGCTGCTCGACTGGTAGGAATAACTGCCTACTGACACGCCAACTAAATATGGTGGCACGTTGCACAAGCGCGCCATTTCCATAGCCTGAAATTCTGCAGAGTCAATAAGCAACATCTTGTCCGGACTTGTGGCGGTTTCTATGTAATGCACCTCAGGCGAAAGCGCCGCTGTCTGGTTTGTCGCTCTGGCCGCATTAAACGAGGCGGCCAAATCTCCTAATTCTGAGGCCGACATATTTTCTGAGCCAGCCTGCACCTGCAAAACGCCTGCAGGAATTGCACTAGACGCGTTGCGATAACGCGCTGCTTCTAGCTTTAAGGCAGTGGCAACAGACTGTGTTGACATTGTGGTAATTCCCTGAATAGGTGACAGAAACTGTATGACATCATTTGCGTCTAATTCGCCGCCACTAAAATAAATTTGTTTAGACGGTGCATACCACACAGGGCCAGCCTGATCTAACGTTTGCACCATTGCGGCTGGCAGTCGAGTAAACGCTGCCGGGTATCCATCAGTTTTACTGCGCGCGGTAACGTAAAGAAACGCCCTACCAAAATGGAATAGATCGTCAAATAACCAGCTGAGCAAAAAGTTATTTGGCACGGTTGGGTCAATTTTTCTTAGCCAAGTGCGCGGTGCCTGTGGAATTTTCTCCATAGTTTCACCGTTCCACATTTCGTTATACATCTGTAATGGCATACAACCAATTACTGATGCGATCAGATCGCGCGCACGGCTAACGGTAGGCACGCTCATTGCAGCGTTACGGGCTGCGCCCTCAACATAATTGTAATAAGCGCCAACCATGCCAGCACCACTGTTGCTAGTGGGTTGCCCTATGTAACCTGTGCCAGCTGCAGCAGCTTTTTGTGGTGGCGGCGAAATAGCGGCTTTATTTACTTTGTTAAAAAATGCCATGCTATGAGTGTGCCACAATTAGCGCGGTTTGTGGTGGCATCAGCCCGGTATGCGATGCGGTATCCCGACGATAAGCAAGCCATCGAGCTGATGCCAATGTGATGTTAGCCGCCAGCCACAACTATAAAAGGCTTACTGCTAGACGTGGGTCGGCTGGTTAATGCGGCTGCCCAAACCATGCAGCGCGCTAGCTCTATTGGGCCAGGTGATCGTTGGCTAGAAAGTGCAATGCTGTTTTGTGATCTGACTGCTACGGCGCGGCTGACGTGTTCGGCAAGTTGCGTTGAGCCGTCATGCCACAGCAACTTTTCGTTAATCATGTTTTTAACTGACGGCGTAAATTTAAGGATTTCGCCGTAGCCCACCACAATGCGCCGGCGCTCTAAAAACGGTGGCCAATGGTTGTCAACCGTTGGCGTAATTGCAAACTTTATTGCAGAGTTAAAACATAGGCGCTCAACGTGTGCCAGCATTTCGCTAAAAGTGTCTGCGACAAATTCGACTGTTGCCACTGTGCGCCGATCAGGTAAAGCCACGCAACGCACCGCAAAATAGCGTGTGTCATCAAGGCTGGTTTCTATGGCTACTGTGCCGCCGTCTGGTATCTCGCCGTCATATTGCAGGGCAGGCCATTGGCCCGGCTGTATCCATGACTTATCACTAGCCACCCATAAATTACAACTTGCCCGCAAGAACGCTGCTCGATCAGGGTTCTCTGACTCTGCCAGCAAGGTCTCAGGCGTAAGCGTTATTCCTAATGCAGGGTTTCCATACACCCACGCCTCTGGGGTCATCGGGTTTATGTCAGGCGGTGGACTCCATTCGGCAAAATAAAACGATGCGTTTTTGCCTGTGTCAATAGCCCTTAAGCCTTGCTCACGCCAACGCAACATTGCCGTAGATGCCTCAGTACCAGCCGTTGACCACATAGACAAAAGCGGTGAAACTTGTGCACGTTGAGCCGGCAAGAGTCCGCCGTCTATGACCTCGCGCGAAATATCCCACATTTCATCGGCAACCACCAACGATGGGCTAGTGCCGTGACCCACAGAATTGTTGGCAGCGCGCACCAGCCAAGTTGACCCATCTGGCATTGTTACTCTGTTACGCCCATACGATTTCATTAGGGTTGCGTTAAAACGCTGCTCTAAGATTGGTGACAATTCGTCAAAAAGCATTACCGCCAAATCAAGCCGGTGCGCGGTAGATAACACGGTCTGTTTCTTGCCGCGTATCTTAGGCATCTCTGTAAGCCACCAGCCAACAAGAGCTGTTAGCGCTAGGGTCTTTCCACACTGCCTGGCCGTGCTGACCAAACTAACTCTGTTGACCAGCTCAAAGTTTTCGTCATAAAGCAG